GCCAACCTCTATTTGGGTCGGCGGCCTATCCAGCAATAGGTTCACTTGCGGCGCTCTCTTCCCGGTTTATACCGTTCCATGCGTTTTGTCCTTGCAGCTTCGATCTCTTGAATGATATAGGTAATCACGTCGCACGTGTCTTCCAGCGTGACAACGCGGCCCTCAAAAATCTGTTTTGCCGCGTCTTGCCCTAGTATCGCGTCAATGCTGTCCAGGACAAACTGGACACTCTCCTTCACCCTAGCCTCCATGGCTTCTGTGTTTTCATTTTTATCGACAGAAGATTGCAGGGCCTTGGACATTTCCAACGCCTTTCCTGCAAATTGCTGCAAATGGGCCACCAGTTCTTTAGACGTAGTGTCTACCTCGTACTTGTGTCCGCAAATATCCAGCGATACCATGCTGTTTTGGAATTTGAACGCCGCCATTTCTTATTCCCCTTCCGTAAATGTCTTCGTTGCAAGCACAAACTTGCCAACCGTTGGATCGCCATTGATGTAAATAACCCCTTCAATGGGCAGTCCGTCCGTGGCCGCGCCGCCGCCATCGTTGGTGCAGTCGATGACAACGCTGTACTTTTTGGCCTTATAGGTGCCTGCGGTTTCCTCGTCTTCGTCCCAAGCGTCGACGAGCACCATCGTTGTCTCTGCATCCGGCCCGATCTTGTCAAACATGCTGCAAAAATAATCATTGAATGGGTCGCCTACCGCACGCTTGCCGCCGATCGCTCTTTGAATGGATTTTGATGTAGTGGTCGTTGTCTGGTTCGCCTCGTCGATCCACTGCATCGCCTGTGTTTGCGTGTTAGAGCTTGGCGTCGCCGTGTCAAAGCCCTTTCCTACACGTTCGTATTTTTCTTCGCCCGATCCTGCGGATACGTCTACGAACATCATTCTGTCTCTTGCTCCCGGCAATGTATATGCCATTGTTTATCCCTCCTGTATATATTCCATTTGATAAATCGCTTGATAGGTTTCCTCGCCGTTCTCGTTTCTTTCGATTAGGTTCGGAAACGATTCAATGCTGATTCTTGATACAACCCGGTTTTCCCCTAAATCAGGGAAATGGGCTTGCAAGGTTTGTGCATCAAAAAAACGCCCAATTTCGTTGAGCGTTCCTGTTGCATGGATTCTTTCGTTTGTATCTTCCGCTTGTACTTTGTAATAGATTGCAAAGGGGAATTGAGCCGTATACCCGCCCAATATATCCTCCTCGCTTTTTACCGTTCCAGAAAGCTGTTGTAACATCAAACTGGGCGGGGCCAGCAATTCCTCAAGCCTTGCTTTGCATGGCAAGCCCGGTATCTCGTTGATATAGTCAAGCAGGGTTGAGATTACCTGCTGGCTTTCCGTCACGCTGATTTCGCTCAAGTTCCCTGTCCTCCTATTCTTTTAGCCCCCTTCATCCAGTCAGACTTTTTCACAGCCTTAGCCTTTTCAAACCATTGTTTGCTTGCTTGTGGATGAACATTTGTATTCTTAACGGGGTACAGATAATACTGCATTCTTGCATACGGCGCAGTATACCGTACCTGTCCAGAGCCTATCGATGTCCCACGCTGTCCAGAGCGCGCTAGGTTTAGTGATTGCGCCGGGACATATGGTTCGCTGTCCTTTAGCACAGAGCTGTCCAAAAAGCGTTGGGCCGCTGCTATGTTCCCCGCATACCGCGCGGTTACTTTTTCCGTGTTCATCACGAGTTTCCCGCTAAAGTTCATGCGCCCGTCACCTCCCAGTGCCACAGATTGCGCTGTCCATGGTTTCGCCTGTCTGCCGCGTTGATCTTATAGCTGTCCTCCGGCGGTTTCTCACTTTCACATATACCGATACACACGCGATCTTTCCCTCCCGGAAACAAAGTCCAATTCTTTGTTTTTTCTTCCGTTTGCAGTTCGGCCCATTGATGATACGGCAAAAACGGTTTGTCTGCCTTGATCGTACCGTCATACAATGCAATGCGGGCTTTGCACGTCGTGTCGTTGCCAGTCACGCGAATCATCACGCCCCTGTTTTCTTCTACATAGGCGTTCCGAATCACCGTCTTTGTATACGCCGCCCTATATTCTACCTCGCCCAAGTAATTGTATAAAGTGATCGTGTCCTTACAATGCTGTTTCAACATTTCATCTTCACTCCCGCATACAAAAGCCCTGTACAAGCGAGGTGTTCATAGGCAGCATTGTACTGTTCTCCTTCTTGCTCATTTTTTGAACGTGTTGTATAGGAGACAGCATAATTCCCGTCTTTTTCGCTTGTGATATTCCCTTGCGATTGCTGCTCCTTTTTGATTTCTACTACAGCACAGACCGCATTTTTCACCGCGTCCGGGATTTCCTTCAACCTCTGAATCCTTCCCATCGTAATCATGTCAAGATAGGCGCTGGCCTGGATGGACAGGCGCGGCCACTCTTGCTCGGCGACCGCGCTTCCATGGTAACTGTCTGTGTAATAGGCATAGTCAGCGTACTCCATCAAAGCCCCTCCTTAACCGCAGTCAAAATGTCGGCCTTTTTTGTCAGGCCGGAGACGTCTATGCCGTTGTCAGCAGCAAACGCTCTTAACTGTGTCACTGTCATATCATCGGGTGTCTTGGGCTGATCTGTCAGGCTCCCGCTTTTTTTTTTATGACTACGGCCTTGGCCTTGGATACCTTATGTGCGTATACCTTACGGCCCTGCACAGCCGATGCGCCGATGTATTTTCCCGATCCGTTCAGATCCTGCAAGTGGATTGCTACAGACCATTCCTCTACACGGTGGCACCAGTCAGGATGCCCTGCAATGACCTCGACATTTTCGCCCAGGTTGTTGGATTCAAAGATCAAAAAACCCGCGATCTGGCCTACCGCGCCGGTCTGTACAACTGCATCGCCCAGGCTGGATGCTTTGATAAATTCCGGCGATTTCAGCACCAGCGCAAACACGTCCGGCGATACAATCGCCCATCTGTTTTGCAGTGGTACGTTGGCCTTGCTCAATTCCGTCCGCAAATCAACCATGCCGTCGTATACGGTATCTGCTGTCAAGGCCGTTGTATTCGCGGAAGCCGTACCGCCCGTTTCCAGGGCAGAAATGGCGTCTTTGTCCATCTGTAAGCCCAGGGAATATCCGGCGCTGTCCAACCGTTCTGCTACAATGCCGTCCGGCACAGCCGCCGCATCGTATCCGTCAATGAGCTCGTTGACAGCATAATCCTTGTCAATGGTCAAAGTAAGGTAGGTAGTCGTCCCGGTATTTAGGTCGATGCCTGCCGCTTTGTCATAGGCTTCAACCTCAACCTCCGTATCCCTAACCGGAATTTTCACGGCCCCTGCCTTCGGGTTCCCCTCATACCTTGTGTTAAAAATCGTGTTGTTTCTCGTTACCAGCGTTGCTCTTAGCTTCGCGTCCACGAGTTTTGAATACCGATCCTGTAAAGTGTGTGCCATGTTCTTTCTCTCCTTAGTCAAATTTTAGATGCGGGTTCAACGCTTCAAACGCTTCCTCTACGCCATCCTTTTGCGGTGCGGTCGCGGTATGCCGCTGCCCCCAGCTTTTCGGTTCATTGAACAAGTAATCATTTTCTGCCTTGATCTGCTCGATCTGTTCTTCGAACCCGGTCAGTGCGCCGTCTTGGAATTGTATTTTTTCCATATCCAACAGGCCGCGCAGCGCCTTTGTGTTTTTTGCTCCGCTTTTTGTCATGGCCGCTTCAAGCGCACCGTTGAGCCTTGTCTGCTGTAAATCGTTCTGCAAGGCTTGTACGTCTGTATCATACTTTCCCTGCAGCTCTGTTAACTGCTTTTTCAGCTCTTCAATACTTTTCTCTCCCGTCTCTTTTTGAAATGCCTTGATAGATTCCCTTGCCGTCTCAAGCTCTTTTTCCATCGCTTCCACGCCCTTTTTGGCTTCGTTGATGTCCGTGCCGTTTTGGGCCATGATCTTGTCAATGGCTTCCTTTTCTAAGCCAAGCTCCTGCAAAAATTCACGTTTCATTTTCTTTCCCTCCACTACGCTTTTTACGGGGTTGCATCCCGTGTGTCCGCTCTTTTACGTCTGCGGTTAGACAGAAATATCTATATCAAAAAAGCACCCATTGCAGGGTGCTTTATGACCTATGGTGGTTTCTTTGTTAAATTGGTTCCAAATCCTCGGCTATTTCTTCCAGGGAACGCCCGTCAAAGACAGGCGCTTGCATCATTTCATCCATAGAGGCAAAGTCAACTGTCTTTTCTCCGATGCCTATATACATATCGTTAGGAGCAAAGTAATCAATAAAGTAATCCTTGCCGCGATAGCGAAACCATCCGTATCCGGCCGTATTCAATTCCTGTTTCAACATTTCCATCGTCATACTATATCGCTATGCTCCTTTCTCTCCGTGTCGGACAGTTCCCTGCTCGCCCTTTTTAGGGTTCCATCTTTCTCCCAGATGTAATCATGGGCATGCTCTCCGTTTTTCCCATATCTGTGCTTATTCGGGTACCCATGATTCCCGGCATGTATTTGTTTTACCATGGTTCCATCTTCCCCATATATGATACGGTCAATTTGCCCGGTTTTCCCAGACACCGTCTGCACAACTGCATAGGGTCTATACTTTTTCGGGATGGAAACATGCCCTTTGTTCTTCCAATCATCTGTCACTATGATGGTTCCATCTTTATTATATCTGTAACCACTGTACTTCTCAACATATTTCAGATTGGCCCATACCGCTTTTGAGCTTATGCTTTTCCCGAAACCAAGCTGCTGCAGCCTGTCGCTCTGCGTGGGAAGCCCCGCCTGTTTTGAGAACGATTTGTATCCTCGTTCCAATGCTTTCAGCTTTGCGCTTTCCAGCATAAAATCCTCTGTTAGCCCGCCCTCATCATAGCCTGCCAGCCGGTCTCTGCTTGCCCGGATATTCCGCTCAAACTTTCGCTGCATCTGTGTTGCGTCATAGGCCGTATACCGCTTCCCCTCATACCAAAACGGCGGCGGGTCTATATTTGCAAGCTGTTGTTTTGTATACGCCGGTGTGCTGTGTCCAGGAAAATATGGATAATAGCTATGACGGCAGTTTGCGCCGCATAGCCCTGTAACCGTTCCGTACCCGGTGGATAAGGCAAAATTGGGATAGCCGGGTGCTTCTCCATTGGCTTTGAATTGCTTCCCCTGCCATGTCTGGTGGCTTGGCCTTGCACCTGCGTGCGCAGTCGTTTCCACGTATTCTGCCCCCATTTCCCTCATGAGAAAATCGGTCATTCTCGCCGTGGCTTGGTTAACGCCCGTCATAACCGCACGGCGTGCCGCTGCATCTATCCGCATGCTGGTTCCGCTCGCGTATTCTACAGTGCGGAGGCCGCTGTTTGCCATGGCTTTCACTGCCTGTTTAATTGCACTTTGCGGGGTTGCTACGCCTGCCATGATCTGTATCTGTGCCATGTTCAGCGTATCAAGATAGAATTGCCCAATATTCTGAAAAACAGTTTTTCCGTTTTTCTGCACGGCAAATCCTAAACTGCCCGTCAGGTTCAATACATCATCCAGAATGCGTTCTCTGCTTGCTTGCAAAAGAATCCGCACAGAATCATAGGCCGCGGTTTTCCCTACAGAGGCATAGGCTTCCTTTTGCCATGAAAACGAGGTGTTTTCCGATCTGTCAAACAGTTCTCCTGCCAATGCCTGCGCTCGCTCAGATACCTCCCCTGTCTTTGCAATCAGTTCGGTTTCATCATAAAAATCAGCAAGCTGTTCCCATTGATGCTTTACCGTTTCTGTAATCCCGGATTTCTTTAACCGTCTTACGATGTCACGGATGGCCCACTCTTCCAGATCGTTCATCAATACAATCATGGATTCCGGCAGCGCTTCCAAATATTCAGGCTTGAGCATGGCTTATTCCATCAGCGCCGCAGAGGCCGGAACGGAGGCCCTCGCCTTTTCTTCTGTTTCCTTCAAGCCTTTGGCGCGTACTTCCCAGCCTTCCGCATATCCCATAGCCGCCATTTCCTTGATCCGCTGGTATTCCTTGTCCTCATCCGTTATCACGCTGTCGTCCATATCGACCTTGACTTCTGTAATATTGACGCCTTCTAAAAATGCAAGCGCCCATACCATATCTGTCAGCGCCTTTTTAAGAATTGTTGTGTGCTTGCATAGGTTCTGCCATAGATCCGACTTTTCGCTCACTACCTCGGTTGCCGTTTTTGCCGTTCCACGCTCAAACTTGTATCGCGTCGTACCCAGCCCGCACTTGCTGGAAACGCAATCCAGGCCGCGCTGCAATCCCTTTTCGTGTTCTTCTGCACGAATGTTCATATCAATTTCAACCGGCTTTTTGGTTTCACTGCCTAGGTCTATCCCATAAAAAAGCACATCTTTGGGGTCAAAAATAGCCTTGCCGACCGCTTCCCCTTCCATTTCCACCTCCACCATATTCAGGGGAAGTATGATGCGCTTTCGTCCCAGGATAAACTCGTTGCAATAGCTGTCAAAGACTAAATCTGTTTCTTTGACTGCATCTATTGCGTTGGCAAACACGGAAATTCCCATTGGGCAGTCAAAATCAACATTGTTCACGATGTTTGGCTTTATGATCTGGTAAAGCGGCATTTCGCTGCCTGTCTTTACCATTGTCTCTACGCCCTCCGGCAACGGCAGCGAAAGCCCTGTTTTTATGTCCACATAATCGTTGTATATCACATACTTTCCGTTTTCTAATATATGCTGTTGGATATAGAACGCTTTTGTTTTCCCGACCTTCCGCAAGCTTGCAAATGCGCACTCTGTAATCTCGCCATTATCCCACGACAAGGGGAAAATCATTTCTGCCCGTACATAATCAATCATGGGGCTTCCCTTTGCGTCAAGGTATTCCACAAATGCGCCGGTGCCTCCTGCAAAGGAAATTTCCACAAGCTGGTTTGCACGCACGTCAAAATTATTGCGGTACAAGGTATCATGCAATGTGTTGTACCCATCCGCTTCAATTACAACGCGTTCATTCATAAGAAGGTTGGCCCAATCCTCGCATACGAGTTTCGGCATGCCCAAGGAATACCGCTCGCATCCTACAAAGGAGGCCCCGTTATAGATGTTGTATTTATGAAAAGAATCAACCTTTCCCTTATACCATTCCATCCACGTTCTGATCTGCTCATAAAAAAACGCAGACACTGTGCTGTATCCGCGTTTCTCAAGCCATGCTAGTACGTCCATCGCTTACCCCCAGTCGAATGATTGTGTTCATATGCCTTTCCGTGCTGTATTCCAGCGCATCCAGGCTGTCTATGTTATACGTCCCATCATCCAAGCGTATATCCTTTGTCATGCTTTTCCCATCCCACACAGCCGTTTGCAACGCCTCTATCGTATGTTTGCACTTGCGCATTATCCTGTATCTGTCCGATCCCATTAAAATACAATATGCACGGATACGTTCATTGATAGGCCCCTTTTGTGCGTTCTTGACAATGATCCCCACACCCTCACGCAGCGCCGCGGTTTTCAGCCCCTGAATCAAGGTTTGTTCCGCGCTGTCACAATAGGCAGTTGTTACCCTGTATTTGCTTTTGCAAATCCTTACAAAATCAAGAAAAGCCGCTTCCAGTGCGGAAGGGCTTGTAATGCCTTTCTGATAATATTCTTCCAGCGTGACAACCTCTCGAAATCCGTTTGTATACCCAGTACAGCTGAACGCCGTCGCGGATTCATTGCCGCCAAAGTCCACACCTATTGTTGCAAACTTAATTTCCGGCGGATTGTCTATGATATAGCGTTCCGGGTCATCTGCAAAATTTCTGTATATAACGCCCTCTGCCGCCACCCAGCGTCCACGGATAAATCTGTCATAAAATACCGTTCCTGCATATTCTTTTTTTAATTCTTCTATCACATGGATAGGAAGCACGCCATCTTCAATGACATAATCCTGATGGTAAATATCTGCGTCGCTATCCAGAAACTTTTTTACCCAATGGTTCGGATTGTCCGGGTTACAAGTACCGTCAAAGTGGGAATGACGGCAGCGCAAACGGCTTTTCAGCATGGAAAACACATCTTCGCTCCAGGTTGTAACCTCGTCGCCATAAGCGTACTCAATGCTTGTCCCTTGTATCCTTGCCACATGCTTTTTATTGTCTGCTCCAAGCACATATACTTTTTTCCCAAACATTTGAATTGTGTTATCGCTTCGTATTTGTCCTATAAGCTCCGGCCACAAATCGCGCATGGGTTCTATGATATTGCGTTCCAGCGTTCCGCGCGTATTCCCGAACAATACCAAAAGGCCCTCGCCTCTGCTTGCTAAGATTCGTTTTGGAATGGTTACCGCTATATCTAAATAGCTTTTCCCGCTTCCGGTCGCTCCTGTTTTGAAGTTCCATCGTCTATTGCAGCGCATGAGGTATTCCGACTGTTTTTCAGTCAATGACACTCGGCACACCTCCAAGCAGTTCTCTTGCCTTTGTCAGCGCTTCGCTGTCACCCTGAGAAAGCATAAACTTGTCAATAACCACCCCGAACGCGGTGGCAATCTGGCTGATGGTGGATTTTCCTATGATCTCGTCGTTGCTCATGGCAGTAAGCAGCTTATCCAGAACGCCGCATGCCGTGTCCTTCCGCGCGTCCATCCACGCCAGCACGTCCCGCATGTTCTCTTCCCTTTTTTGTTCGCACTTTTTCATGGTATCCGGGTCGCTTTCCACCACCTGCTTGATTGTCGTCCATGACCGCTTATGCTTTTTCGCCACGGCGTTGCAGCTCCCCAGCTCTGCATAATCCGCAATAATCTTCTTTTTCTCCCTGTCCGTCAAATGCCGCGCCACAACACCACCCCTCTTTTACAGCGCTCCTATGCTTTCCGCAACCGCATCCACTGCACTGTCATTTTTCCTTGGGTTGTTCTCATACGGGACGATCTCCCGCAGATACAACGTCTTGGTTTGCATTGTTTCCCCCTTTACACCGCCAAGCCCCCGCCCCCTGGCTTCCTTTTCGCAGTGTACGTTTTCCCAAAAGAAAAAGGCCGATACATGTCGGCCTTTCCTTTTTTCCTCAGTCTATATTATTTCACATCTTTTGGTACGATTGGGTGTGATTTTTCTTAGTATCCAATAAATATGCTTTTCACTATACCCTGCTTTACGCGCAATCATTGGAACGGGTTGTCCATCAATATAAAAGTTTCTGATGACAATCCTATAATATGGCTTCAACGTCTCGATCCATGCTTCTACCTCTTTAATTTCCGTTTCCCTCTGCCACAGCTTGTCCGCCAGCTGCTCTTCCAGCTCCATCAGCTTTACTGTCAGCTCCTCTATCCGGCTTTTCTCTTTGCCTTTGCTTTGCGGCATCCCTGTGATGGCCTGTGTCATCCGTTCGCGGTCGCTCTTGATTCGCTCCATCCGATCCCGCAGCGATTCGATTTCCCCTTTCGCAGAGCGGCAGTTTTCCAGCTGTTCTATCGTCAATAGAAATCCTCCCAGCGTTTTTTCTTCCTGATCTGCTTATCCGTTCTTTTCTTATCGCAATTCTCTATATCACACCCTCGCGAGATTCCCTCCAGAAGAATGTACGCGCAAAACTTCTCTCCACTGTCCGCGCCCAGGCTCCGCCTGTAAAAGCATCCCTTACAATGCTTTGGCAATGGCATGGCTTTCTGCTCTCCTGTTTCCGTCCTCTTCCGAATCC